CGAGGGTTCAAAAGTACTTGGCACGTTCGCCTCTGTATAGTTACTGATATCATGATAACCATCAGGGACGAATAAAGCTTCTTTCCCAGCCGTCAAAGCTAACGCCCGTCTTGCGACGGGCGCCACGAGTGGACAGTGTGGTGTCTCACAAAGCACTGATAATGCTTTTGCTCTAAGCAAACGCATCATCAGCGCCTCATTACCATGCACCATAGACGCCGTCCACCCGAATTTCTGGAAGAAACGAAGTGGATCACGGATGATTTGATTAGTCGAACTAAAAATCATCCCACAAAAGTGGGCCTTACCCGGGTCCTCATAACAATGCACTTCCTTAATAGTGAAGCCTAAATCTGCCCATTCCTGAATGGTGGGTTCAAACGGGAGGGAGAAGAGACCATCGTCCCCCTCTACCACACCATCAAGCTCCTCCTCGGAGACGCCATGTTCGTGGGCAATAAATAGTATGTTCATCAAATTTGTGAAGCCGTTGCAAATTGACGTAAAGACCTCTCCAGATAAACGACGTGCAATAATCTTTATCACGAGGCCTCTAAACATCAATTTGTTTTTGCCACACAAAACGTTTTCCAAGTAGTAAATATCCTCTCTCGGTAAAACGCGACTTAACATGAATCGAAAAAGACGAAATTCGATCGCCTTCATTATAGGTTTGCGGAAGTGCTTTTCAAAGGACTGGTAATCCCACTCATACGCGAGACGCCCCGGGCGCCTCAAAGCGGAAATCCGTGCTGGCCTATCAAGCACCGGGACGTGCTTGATAAAATACCTGAGCGTATAGAGCTGGCGCTCAATCGACTTCGCAAGTGGTCCCGCCCAGATCTTAAAGCAGTCGCAGCGCGAGTTAATCGTTCGGACGAATTTAATAACGTCGAACGGTTCAAGCTTACCAAAACTTTTTGCACGCGACGCATCACGCCTTGGAGGGCGATGTCCGTGGTTCCTGACGTAAGCTTCGTGAAGTTCTGCAATGCGAGTTTCAGGGAATTTAAGACTGGCGAGATACTCTTCGTGGCCCATGAGCTCTTCAGGGCGCAACGGTTGGAGATTGTCCTCACACCATTGGTCAACGAATGCCTCAACACGTTTAAGCACTCCTGGCTTTGGTTCAGGAGTTGGTCCAACGACTCTCTTGAGCGCACCTTGGATAATTGTTTCGACGTCGTTGCGGTCGGGGCACATTGGGAACAATCCCGGGATGTGGCCGTATGGCAATCGGCGGAAATTGGTTGATCTAGGTCGTTGAGAGACGTTCTTTTGTACGATTG